AAAATCATTTTTTTTTCTGCGGACCGCGAGTGTGTTTGCGGCCCTTCGGCGTGACGTCGCAATCCTCGAATTCAGCCAAGCGCACTCCAAACGCGTCGCAAAGTGCAAACACGGCGTCCAGCCCTGGCACACGATCGCCTTGTTCCCAATGGACAATCGCTTGTTGAGAAATCCCAGAAAGCTCGGCGAGTTGCTTCTTCGTCCAGCCTTTTGATTCTCTTAGCTCTTTGAGTTTTTCGCCGAACGTCATGTTCATACCCCCAAAGTCAAAAGGCGCAAACAAATCACCAAATGGGTATTGAAGTAGAATCACCAGATGGGTATTATACTTCAGACACAAGTAATGAATAGGAGACCACGCATGCAAGCCATCATCAAAGCCCTGCTCGAACTGGCCGCGTACCTCATCCTCGCCGTGATCGCCGCGGCGTTGATCGGGGCGTTTGGGGCCGGCCTTGGCCAGCTCGTGGGCCTGGCCGATCCGGCCGCGGACGCGATGGGCTGGGGCGCTTGCCTCACCGCGTTTGTGTTCCTGGCGGTGACGGGCCGGCCGATCGACTCATGAATTCCCCACCAAGGATGACGGTTCGAGGGAGCGGGCCTGGGCATGACGCCCCAATTTCCATTTTCTGAACCCTATGTGGAGCCAACGATGACTGGACCCGAGCAAACGCCCCTTACGACCAAGTCGCTCCTTCGCAGGGTTGGCAAGGAGCGTCGCTGGCTGACCTGGATGTGCTATCTCCTGTCGAAGATCGAAGGCCAGGCGGGGCATCGCATCGAAGAGCTCGAAAAGCTGGAGGCTCGGCTTGCCGAGCAGCTTAAGCTCGAGCAGTCGGCAAAGCCGAAAGCCGATCCTTTGGAGCCATCCTAGCAATGGCCGGCCGCCCGAATCTGTTGTAGCTGTTGTCGCCAAGTTCGACGATGTTGGCCACGGCAATCGCCTAACGCCTATTGTTTGTTCGCCAAATCCCAATCGCCATTTCTGACGATGGTCGACCGACACTCACGAACTTGAAAAAAAATCGGGCCGAGTGCCATTAGTAGCATCGACTTTCAAAAATCCGCGCGGCGCGACTTGCATTTCCGAAATCATCTGGCAATGGTTGACAATGTGCTGAGCGCTCGCGCCTCACGTTCACCGGCGTGTTGCGTTGCGAGCGCCAGCGAAATCACAACGGGCGGCCTGGTTCCTTCAGCCGTCTTCAGGTTGGCTCCGTCGAGATCGCAGTTGCAACTGCCCTCGGCGATGCCTAGCACTTCAGCGAGCCATGCTAGGGGCGAGCTGTGGGAAACCACGCCGCCCTTTTTTTGTTGACCGCACGCATGGCGCTTTCTTCCGACGAACTCCAGGAAATCGTAGACACCGCCGCGGCCGGCCCGCTCAAGGCCTCCACCGGCGCCGGCAGCGTCGAAGCTCGCCCGCTCAAAGAGTTGATGGAGTTGCAGCAAGGCGCCGCCGCGGATGAAGCCGCGGCCGATGGTCCGCTGTTCGGGCTGCGCGTGCGCAAGGCCCGCTTTGGTCGCCGAAGCGGTGGAGATTGCTGATGCTCGGCTGGCTCAAACGCTTGGTCGGCTTTCGGCCGTCGGCGCGCGAGCAATCGCTCAATCGCCTGCGTGGCGAGCTGGCCGTTGCCGAGAACAAGATTCGCCAGATCAAGGCGGGTTTCGACGCCGCAGCGAACAATGACGAAACGCTCGGCCTCTGGCGGAAAGCAGACAACCTTAGCGCGCGGCTGTGCAACAGCGCGGACGTGCGCAAGCCGCTACGCCAGCGTTCACGGCATGAGGCGGGCAATGGCCCGCATTGCCGCGGCATCACGCGGACGCTGGCCAATGACATGGTCGGCACCGGCGCCGCGCTCCAGATCGTGCACGAAGACGAGGCGCTTTGCACGGCGATCGAATCACGTTGGGACGAATGGGCCGATGAGGTCTTGTTTGACCAGACGTGTTGGACGCTGAACCTTGCCGAGATCGTCGATGGCGAGGGCACGGCCAAGTTGATTACGAACGATGAGCTGCAATGCCCGGTAAAGCTCGACGTGCAGCTCTTCGAATGCGACATGCTCGCCACGCCCTGGACGCGCATGTCCCGCGACGCGAACGCCTGCGATGGGATTGAATTCGACAAATACGGCAGGCCGAAGTTTTACCACTTGCTGAAGCAACATCCGGGCAAGTGGGGGTATGTCAATCCGAACGATTTCGAATCTGTGCCGGCCAAGAACATTGTGCACTGGTTCCAGATCGATCGGCCCGGGCAATGCCGCGGCATCCCGCTTCTGACGTCGGCCTTGTTGATCTTTGGTCACCTCCGCGAATATTCCGCGGCGGTGCTGCAAGCGGCCCGCGTGGCGGCGTGTATCACGGCAATTGTCCACACGAAGTCGACGCCGGAGACTGGGTTCGTTTCGAGTGAGTTCACCGCGACGGACCTCGAACCCGGAATGATGATTGGCGCCCCAGATGGATACGATGTCGCGCAAATGAAGAGTGAGCAGCCGGCGACGACGTACGACGCGTACGAACGCCGCAAGCTCGGCGAGGCCTGCCATGCGTGCAACCTGCCCTACTCGGTTGGCACGGGTGATTTCTCGCAAGAGAGCTACGCCGGCGGCCGCATGAGCCGTCAGCTCTATCACTCGGGCGTTGCAGTGCGACGGCACAGTTTCAATCAGCGCGTTCTCGATCGGGTGTTTTACGCCTGGCTCGAGGAAGCAGTCCGGATCGAAGGATACTTGCCGGCGGCAGTGCGTGCGATGGGCCGGGCGATTCCCCACGCGTGGTATTACGACCCGTGGGAACACATTGACGAAACCAAGGCGGCGACCGCCATTACGGAAAACCTCGCCAACAACACAACGACGCTCGCCGAGGAATGCGCGAAACGCAAGAAGGATTGGCGAGACGTGATCCGACAACGCGGCAAAGAAAAGAAGGCCCTGGCCGCGGTAGGCATCTTCGAGCGGCCGGCGAAGAATGCCCCTCCGGTGGATGAAGCTGCTCACACCGCTGAATACGGCGCGGACGCCGGCGACGCCGGCGAAATGAGCGAACCGCAAGTGACGGACGGCCTGGCCGACAAGAAGCCGAGCACTGCCAAACCGGCGACGACGGACAAGAAAGCGGCCGCGGCCGGCGACGTTCAAGGGACGGCGCTCAACGGAGCGCAGATCACGAGCCTCGTGTTAGTCGCCGATAAGCTGGCCGGCGGCGATTACAAGGCCGACGCGGCCGAGGCGCTTGTGCAGGCGGCGTTCCCGCTGATGGACCGCGATTTGATCTCGCGTTTCATCACGAGCCTCGCAGCGAATCCGACGCCCAAGGTAGACCAGGCAAATGCCGCATGAATCGCAAACGCAATACACTTGACGTCCCGATCGAGGTCCTGACGTTCGAGGCAGGCGAGCTGACGTTCAAGGCAGGCCCCGGCGATGACGCGGCCGCAATTTGCTTGAAGGGACACGCCGAGCCGGCCGAGCTGCAGTTTGACGCCCAGGCGGACGGCGACAAGAAACTGCCGACGTTCAACATCGTTGCGTATAACGGCGGCCCGTTTTGGCCCGACGGTTGGTATGGCGATGCCCCGATCATTGTCGACCTCGAGGGACTGGACGTCCCCGCGTCGGTACCGATCGACGCCGCCCATGTAACCGACATTGGCCACTCGACAGCGATCGACAAGACGGCCCGAGCCCTGAAAGCCAAGGGCATCTTCAGCGCGTTCTCGGATGCCGATCAAGACGATTCGGCAGTGGAAGCCAGGAAGATCGTGCGGATGGGAAAGAACAAATTCCCATACCAAGCGAGCATTCAGGCCACGGCCCTGCGATCGAAGATTGATTCCTTCCGCGCGGGCGAATCGGTGAAGGTGAACGGCAAGAACTGGCCAGGCCCGGTGTACGTGGCGCGGCAATCGACCCTGCAGAAAATCGCAATCCTTTCGCTCGGCGCGGACTCGACGACGTCCACAACCGTGGCGGCAAAACCTCGGAGCAATGCAATGGATCCCCTCTTCGTCGCTTGGCTCAAGGCTCAAGGCCTCCCCGAGAGTCCGCCGGCTGATCAACTGCCCGGGCTCCAGGTCCTCTGGCAAGCGCAGAAAAACACGCCGCCGGTTACCCCGCCGGCAACGACGACTCCTGCAGCCACGCCGATTGTGGCGGCGTCGGCCGACGCCGCCGAGCAGACGCGTAAACGCGAAGCCGCCGAAGAGCTGCGATTGTCCGCATTGCGGACGATTTGCAAGCTGAACCCCGATTTGCAAACCGAAATCGAGGAAGCCGGCGTCAAGAAGAAAGTCCCGATCCTGGCCCATGCGATCGCCGCGGGTTGGACCGAGGAACGCACGCGCGATCGCTGCGAGCTCGCAACAATCCGGCCCGGCCGCGCGGCGCCGATGGTGATCATGGGTGGACACGAAGTCAATTGCACCACGG